CCAGCCTGAATACCTTCAGGGGTCAGATTAATGACAGTTGCAGTGGTCGCGTCATACGTGAAGCCAACCCGCAAGTTCTGCTGTTGTAAATTTCCAAAACCCACACTTGTCCATACGTTCTGAGGACCAGATCCTCGGGCGTAAACACGAAGCTGCGCTGTTGATGGCGTATACCAAAACTGCCCTAGGAAATCTCCCGTTCCAGGGAAATCTTCCTGCATCAAGCAGGTGGCGTAATCATTGATTTTTGGTGGAGTAATTGCATTTTCACCAATAAAGATCTCAGAAAATGTGCCGCTTATGATCTTGCTGGCATCAATCCCTGGTACTTGATCAACACTCAAAACAACGTTGCCATCGATGACAGCGCCGTACTGGTTGGTTGTTATTGATGCATAGGTGCCTGGAGTTAATGGGCTAGCGCTGTATGTGAGGTTGCCTAAGTCATCAATGAGGATCGGGTTGCTGTTGGTAGTGGGAACTCTGACCGCACCAATTGATACCTCTGTACTTATTGGGAGGTCATCAGCTTCGAGCGCCCGTGTTGCTGTGATATTTCCGTGTTCGTCGTAGGTGATGCCCGAAACCGATCCCGGTGCAATGGCGGTAGCAATGCTGATGGACCCAGCATCGTCAACAACCAAACCACCTGCCGGTGGGACACTGACCGCACCAGCCGTTGTTGTGGTGGCTAGGGGTAATTCTGCAGGCGACAGCGGTGAGGTCGCCGTGATGTGACCTTGAGCGTCAAAGCTCAGCCCGTTGTGGGTGGCTGGGATTACGGCATTGGTATGGACAACAACGCCACCATCGAGCGTCAAGCCACCACTGAATGACAACGGGTCAAACTTGGCTCCTGTAACCGACGCTGTAACTAATTTGCTGCCGTTAACCTCGCTGATCTTTTCGTCAGTTACGGCGCCGTTTTGAATGTGAACGTCGGCAATGCTGTCCAACGCAAGGGCATTACCATCGACTGATCCAGTGGCGTATTTAATTGATGTCAGCGTTGCATCGCTAATTTTTAACCCGCTAATGCCTGGTGCAATCTTTTCGTTGGTGACTGCCAGGTTTTGAATATTGCCGGTCGCCACGGCATTATCTGCCAAGCTGGCATTGGAGATTGCATCGACTGCAATGCGGGTAATGCCCTCAGTGACAATTTTTGAGTCATCAATAATCCCATCTAAAATTTTCTCTGCAGTTACTGAATCGACGGCAAGCTTTTCAGCCGTCACAGCCTCGTCAAATATTTTTGGCGTGGTAACGCATAGAGCGCCTAACTTGCCCTCTGAAATGACTAAGTCTTCTAATTTATCAACCGTAATACTTAAATCTGCATACTTAGGGGTAATGATGCTGCCATCAACAATCTGCCCGCTTCCCACGGAATTTAGGGCAAGTTCGGTAGATCCAATTGCTCCAGGTGCAATCTGAACATCCGTTACGGAGTCGTTCAGTAAGAATGCGGCATCAATACTATTTGCCGCAAAATTTGTCTTGTCACTGGTAACACTGAAATCATCAAGGGCAGCAGTTTCGATTTCCCCTGCACCGATATGTCGCGCCAGGATCTGTGCGTTTGCGATTTTTAGGCTGGTAACGCAGTCGTCTTGGAGAGCGGCCGTGTAGACCGAATCAACTGCAAGCTTTCCAGCCGTTACAGATAAATCATCCAGCTTGTCTGTGGTAACTGATAAATCTATTAATACCGAACCATCTATAAGGCTTGGGAGCAATCGGCTCCAATCAATAATATTGGGGTCGATTATCCCAATCGGAGATGTGCCGAGTCCTGCCAGAACAAGATCCGTGGCGGTAATTTTCTTTGTTTCAGCAGCGGATAAGTCGACAACGGCCAACACGTCCGTTGTCTGCAGGTCTGCACCTGCTAGAGGTGGCAGCGCACTTATCTCTAGTCCTGCCATTGCCGAAAATCAGATCTGAACTAAGTCTACTCGTCTTGTACACCTACAAAAATGGGGCCTTCGTCTTCCTGCAGGATCAATGAGCCGTCTGTATCTAGTAGCTCTAAAGGCGGGTATCCAGTACGAAGAGCAACCTTGCCCGTGGTCAAAAAGTTGATGCTGGCCTCGACAACGCCAGCTGCTGGCACATTAATTGTGCAGTCGTTGACGATACACTCGCTTTCGTACCAGACACTTTGTATATTGTTCAATTCGTCACCCTTGTAGATAAAAAATCTACCCCAGAAGTCTGCACCTTGCACAAGACGAATGCAAAGCTGAGACAAATAAACAGGAAATTCAGTTAAATTTAAATCTGTATCATATTCACATAGTGCGGATTTGTGTTCCCAAAAACAGTCAAGCGATCCTTGACCAGAAATAATCCCGGCGTCATATTGACTGCGAAAATTTTCTTTTAAGACAGTTGTATTAATCTGTTCTCTTTCGGTAGTGAAGTCAAAGTTTTTTACTCGGGCTAAACAGCGCCAGGCAGTGTTTCTAGTTTTAAGTCGTAGGTTTTGATTTTCAGTAGGCTCTATTAATTCCAGGGCATTTAATCGATTTCCAGCTACTGCATCACTAAATTTTTCATACAACCGCATACCTCCTAACTCATCAATAGAAATAAATCCTCTCCAGTCTGGGTAATCATGTCCTTTGACTAACTGCAAATCTTTAAATGATTTATCGGCATTTTGATCAGTGCGTTTGATCTCAATTTCATCGCCAACAATGAACACTTGGTTGGCTTCAGTAGACGTTGTAAAACGCCTCTTTGCCACGCTTACATCAGACGGCACCATCTCTGGATACGCCGCATGGTCTGCTTTGCGCTTTAATTCAATACTACCTGTGTTGCCAAAATAAATAGACATTAAAAATCAAAAGCGTGGGGCGCACCCGTGCCAGTAAACGTCATGCTTGCTTGGAATACTTCGCCTGTGCTGCAAGTCATTTGCCAGCCGGTGATGTAGCAACTAAATCCGCAGGTCTTTTGTTGCGTGCCTTGACCGACTTTTAGTTGCATCTGAACAACTCCTGCACCAGCAGCCTGCGCTCCAAAGTTTTTCGGTGTTGTCTGGTTCAGAGGTGGACCAGTCTTGATCGTTTCTTTGGTAAGCATCTCAAAATTACTACCAGATTCTGAGTAATACAACACGGTTGCAGAGCCGTCAAAACTTCGTAGGCCGGGCAGCTTGGTGCGGTCTACGTCCTGCAAAGTGCTGGTATCTATCGTATCCATCTGGAAATTGATGCTCCAGTCTCTGACCTTTGCAACAGCCTCATACTGACTATTTGATGGTGAAGCAATTTTCAGAATCCCGTGCTGTCCAGTGAAGTAAGACATCGTGACTGAAGCTAATTGTCAGTTGTACGCAGTCTACCCGCCTATCAGGTATCCAGTAAACGAACAGCGGACGCTGGAAACCCCAGGGAAAACGCTAGTAATTTGCGGAGGGTTGGCGTAGCGAAACTTCAAGCCCTGGTTTGCGGTATCGATCTCAATAATCAAAGTATCAAGCATTCCACCTAAACCGTGCTGTGCATCGAAACTAACGTAATCCTCTGGCCCCGTGCTGCGATAATGTTCTAAAATTAACAACGCGTATGTATCATCAAGATTATTAAATCCTAGTTCTAATGAACAATCAACCATTCGATTGCCAAAGGATACAAACGAGGTACTACCATTTTGAGATGAGAAGGCAGTCTCAGGTCTGACACCCGGCGTAAATGAGCGGGTGGTTGGTGTTACATCAGGGAATTTTCGTAAAGTGCTCATGCAATTACTTGGTAACGCGCATTGGTTTCATTCCTTATCCAGTCTACAGTTTTTAAGGTGCCATCCTCCTCTGTTGGCGCTTCACTTGCACTAACCTCAACTAAACCATCATCTGCAAATGCAATAGTTTCAATCTTGTAAATTATTTTCTGTGCTGTTGTTACTTCTTCGCACCACAACGCTCCAAATAAATTGGCTTGTGAAGTCTTAGGTACTCCTGAACGATCCGCTGAAAAACTAAGCGTTGTTGTTTGAACGCTAGCTGTGCCGGGCTTCCAATAGATAACAGGGATAGAACCGCCGCCTAGCGTGGCGCTGCTTTGGATGTAACCATCATTGTCAATGCTCCCACTGCGTGACGGCGCTATGTGGGTCACTGTGGTTGCAATCCGAATGTAATCACCTGGCTCTAAATTTGCAGCTGCTGTTGGTGTTGTCTCAAATCTCACGCCATGGGTGATATGGATACGGTTTGCTAGGGCATACATAGCAAACAATTCAGCGTGTTTAGCTGAAGTGCAGAACTGTGTCAGGTCAAACTGCTCAATAGGATCTGCTGAGGAACCTGCCGTTAACCGCACAATTTTTGTAGCTGTAACAGGGAAATTATTTTTCTGTTCAATGCGATAGAGCACAGATGCCTGAAACTTTTGGCGCTCTTCTGGCTCTAAGAAACTCACAGTCATGTTCCGCATATTGCCATCGCCAAACAACGCTTTTATTTGAGGCTTCTCCGCCACAATTGTGAAGTCAGTTTTATTGAATAACACGGACGGATACAAGCTAAATTTGCCTCCTTTGATGGTGAAATCAAGCATGCAATAAGCGGCCTGCTCAAAGATAAACTCACGTAGGTTTTGGGTTTGGCTGATTACACCGTCCCAGTAGAAGCCGTTAGCCTCGCAGAATTGCGCCGCGATTGCCATTGATTCCCTGTCGACAGACTCCGCACCAATCAGCTCGCCTGCGCCTATAAGGTCGTCGGTCAGAAGGGCATAGGCGATTTCGGGGAACAGGTTGCTGGTTTCCTTAGCGCCTGCTGCAATTGTTTGCCACGTTCCAGTCACTCCGTCCTCACCGGGGATCCACGTTCGGCGCTCGTATAACCGTTCAATTTTGATGCCGCGTGAGACGTAGACAGAAAGATTGCTTAGGTTTGACCACTCTTTTGAATTAGTGATCTTTACGCCAGCAATGGCTAGATCTTGAAACTGAGGACCAGTCGGCTTAATAGGTGGAGTAATTTCGTTGACAAAAGCAATCTCATGTTCTGGGCCATTTTCGTGGCTTGTTCTGTCCGTGTTATTGATGAAGTAATCACAGATCGCATTGGCTGGGAAATAATTCCTGCCTTCTTTGATGAACTCTGCATAGCTTGGATCTTTAGTTATACCACCGCCCGGCAGGTTCACGGTTTCGACCCTTGTCAGTATTCCAAGGCCCTCACTAGGTCCAATGCTCACCTCCTCGCCTGCTATGTAATCCAAGCCTGGGTAATCCAATGTCCATCTGGCGTAATCAGGGTTGCTTGAACCTGGCGCGTAGTACAAGTAAACACGCGCTTTTGCATATTCCAGCACTACAGGCGGCTCCCGGTTTGGTGTTACAGGGATAATATTGAATACTTCCCCATTGGGATTGATAGGTTCAACCTCCTGTTCCTTTTCGCGTTCTCTTGATATTCTTGCGCTTCCGTTTTGACCGGGCGCTAAAGCAAATCTACGGATGCCGCATATCTCAGGGCTTTCAATTTTGTATCGGAAAGAAATTGACCAGCGTTCAGACTGCCCGCTTGTTTTTTCAGCAACTTTAATAGGCCAGCATGGCAATGCTCCAAGACCAATTGGCACGGGCGCAACTGATGTATCACGCTCAAATCGCAAAGTCCCAGCAGTATTAAATACAGGCAAAGTGGAGAATGCTCTAGCAACAACAACGCCTTGGTATTTATAGACGTATTGACCATCAATATTTCTGTAAGCACCGTTGGTTACGGATTGGTTGGCTGTTGCATTGGGGTCTGCAAAATTAATGTCCCGGAAAGCACCAATATTTTTAAATGTAGTTGGCTGCTCTATTTGAATGAGATTGTCAAGATACCAACGGCCATCAGATGGAGTGCTAGTGACGCAAAAAGATCTACCTTCTATTTTTGTTTCGCCAACTACATCGCCGTTGTAGTAAAAAACAAATTTGTAACTGTCACCTAAACGTACCAGCTCAGCGCCGTGAATAAACCTATTATCTTTTACGCTATATCTGTAGAGATTCTCTAAATCAGGGTCTGGCTCAAAGGTAGTTCGTGCTGGCTGAACTGGGTCCACACCAGGTTGAGTGCGGTATCTAACAGTCGATGATTCATTTTTAAACCAATTTTTGTCAGGTTGGTTTGCTACTACCAGTTTCCCGCCCCAGTAATAGTCATAGCGACCGCTAGCGTTGGTTACAACTCCATTAATGGGTAAGAATCCAAGCTGGTCAGTGCTTGGGTTTAAAGCAATAACGGAGTCAAGCCGAACGCCTGCCGGGGCAGGTGCCCACTCTGGTTCAACCCGCTGCTTGATAATATTTTCACGTCGGTATCTATAAATTCTGTCGTTTGTTGTTGTTGTCAAAACTTCTTGGTCGGCTTTTGTTGTAGTGCCTAATAATTGACCGCCCCAATACCATGTTTGCTGATTTGCTGCCGGGCCAATAATCACTACAGTTTGTTCGCCTGGCGTTTCGCTATAGAACGGCCCTTGCTTGTTAATGCGAACTATCTCAGTGGGTATGCCTTTGCCTGTGAAATCTTTGCTGAAGTCAGCTAGATCAACAATGGGGCCCAGCTCTTGAGGTTCGTATTCACCGCCAAACACCCATTCATCATTTTCGCGATCACTAACGCTTAAAGATTTAGCTTCCCCGGTAAATCTAATTTTGTATCCATTGATCGGAGTCGTCTCGCTGCCCTTGTTTAAATCTCTGCCAGTCAAATGATAAATATCTGCTGCTGATGTCCCTAAGTCGTAGAACCGAGCGCCTGGCACAGGTACGAAGCGGTATTCATAAATAGAATTTTCTTCAGGGTGAGTAATCGCAATAGTGTTGTATTGAAATGTAGGGGTATTGCCTAAAACGCCAAAAGGACGGTCTGCGGCTTTAACCCATTCTGTTTCTGGATTGCGCTCGGGGCCGATGGGGCGAGCCTCAAGCCGAAAAAATGACCAGCGTTTCATGTAGCTGGTTTTTGAACCTAAGTTGATTTGTCCGCCGCCTCCATCTTTTTGCTTCTCTTCGTAACCCTCAATCGTCTTCATATTGGGGTGTTGCTGGAAGTTGGCGCTGTTGGTCATCTGACGCCAGACCTCAGACTTAATCCCTATCTCTGTGATGTCACAGGGTCGATTATTAGCAACACTTGCAATAGCTGCACGCATGATTGCCGGACCAGTCCACGGCAAAAAGGCCACGCCATCGTCAAAATCAATAGCATCTAAGTTTCCTGTTTTATTTTCAGGTGGTATTAATGGAATTGAATTATCAAATTCAGTGCATCTGAATTCATATTTTGCAGCTATTGTTCTCTCCTTAATCCAAATTTTTTCAGGCCGCTGTATGCATACTGCAAGTGTCTCGCCAATAAGATACTGCTCAGTACGCTGGATTGTTTCATCTGCTGACTGCCTAGTTTCATTAATAGTGCTATTAATATCATTTAAACCCCAATCAAGAAAATCGTACGGATACTTTGTCTCCCCTCCGTCTTTATATGACTCAAAATTCTTGGTGATAACTTTGCCTTCTGCGTTATTAGCTTGAATTGTGTAGGTGATAATCTTGCCTTCTATTTTTGTTACTCCACAACAACGCGGGAACGGTTTTGTTATCTTTTTGCGTTTAGCTTTTTGTGCGTCCCTGCTTGGCTTGCCAATACCTTTTTGCACCATAGTGAGTTCATAGGGTGCATAAAAAACGTGGTAGTTCGGCATTGGGCTATAGCCACCGAACTGCGTGCGAGTCGTAGGCGTCCGCGTGCCGCTGAAATAAGGAAGAAAGGAGTTCTTAGTGGTGATCTTGCTAATGTTTACAGCAAACCTGTCACTCGCAATTTTTTCGTCTGACGATAACTCAAGCTTGGACCTACTGTATTGATCCCCGGCAACGATCCTGTTGCTACTACCTTTGTTTGAAAAATATAGCTGCATCTTGTAGCGCGCCAGGTCTCTCAGCAAGAGATCACCTAAGGCATACCCATCAAAGTCAGGTTTGCGGCCTAACTCGGCCAGGCTGATATTGAATATGCCGGTAAAGACTTGGCTATTGCCAGATGAAAGAAGTTGAGAGTGCAGTAAATCAGTGTCAACCCTGACGCCACCAACGTTTTTACCCTGCTGGTACTCAGCAAATACCAAAGGGATAATGCGCCCCAGGGTTGCTAGCTGTTGAACACTGTCAAAGTTAGAATTTTTGGTGTAACGGGTTCGGCCCGTTTCAGACGGAATATCTAGGTTTGCCTGACGGTCTTGATTCTGTTGGCGTGGCTTGGGCGCAAGTAAAGCACTGACTGCCGTCAATGCCAAACCAATAACCAGATT